AAAGATTTGATTGCCAACGCCAAGAAGCAGAACGCCGCCGCCCTCGCTGCGGCGTTCAAATCCGGCGACGAAGAGCAGATGACCGCTGCCCTCGCTACGTTCTGCGACGATGTGCAGGACGCTGTGCTGCAGAATGCCGCCGAGGTTGCCGAGCAGCGCAACGCCGACAACGCTATTATGGCGGCGCGCGGCGTCCACGTCCTGACCAGTGCCGAAATGAGCTATTACAACGCCCTGAGCGACGCGCTGCGGTCTGAGAATCCCCGCGCCGCCGTTACCAACCTCGACGTTGCGATGCCCCAGACCGTTATCGACGGCGTTATCGGCACCATCAAGACCGAACACCCCCTGCTCGACCGCCTGAACTTCACAAACACCAGCTACCTGACCCGCATCATCACCGCCACTTCCACCGCAGGGCTGGCACAGTGGGGCAAGCTGTCCGCACAGGTCACGCAGGAGGTCAACGGCGCGCTGAAAGAAATCAACCTGACGCTGTGCAAGCTGACTGCTTTCATGTGCATTTCCACCGACCTGCTGGATCTCGGCCCGCAGTGGCTCGACCAGTATATCCGCGAGATTCTGGCGGAGGCGCTGGCAATGGCGCTTGAAACCGCCGTTGTCAACGGTGACGGCAAAGACAAGCCTATCGGCATGATTCGTGACGTGTCCGCGTCCGCCAACGTGCAGGACGGCAAGTACCCGGAACAGACCCCCACCGAGTTGACCGAGCTGACCCCCAAGGCGATGGGCGCAATCGTCAAGCTGATTGCCCGCGACCCCAAGGACAACACCGGCGCGACCGCCCGCCCGGTCGATGACCTGATCTTCGTCGTCAACCCCTTCGACTATTGGGGTACTATCATGCCCGCCACCAGTTACCAGCGCCCCGACGGAACGTGGGTGCATGACGTTCTGCCCATTCCCGCCGACCTGTTCCAGAGCGCAGCGCTCGCGCAGGGCAAGGCTGTTCTGGGTATGCCGAAGCAGTATTTCGTCGGTCTGGGCGTTACGTCCAAGGACGGCGTTATCACGCAGGACGACAGCGTCCACTTCTTCGAGGACGAGCGCGCCTACAAAATCAAGTTGCAGGGCAACGCCCGCCCGGTAGATGAGTACGCTTTCGTGTACATCGACATTTCCAAACTTGACCCGGAGACCGCGACCCCTGTCAAGGTCAAGGGCACTGTTACCACTAAGGCGAGCGCCTAACCGGGAGGGCTGACACATGGCTAACACGACGGCAAGCACCGAGACCGTCAGCGCGGAGCTGTACGCTGCGGCGCTAAACCGCATGAACATAACGTGGGAGCCTAGCGAAAAAGACGCCGCCGAAATTAAAGCCGCAATCATTGAGGCGCGAGACTACCTGCGAGACCACGCTGGAAGCCCCGCGCTTTCTTTTGATACCGGCACATATCGCACCTTGCTTCTGACCTGTACCGAGTATGTCAGAAGCAAGAAACTTGCGGATTTTCGCGCGGACTACCTCGAAGAGCTTAACACGTTGCGATTGCGGGAGGCGTTCGGCTGTGGCAAAGGCGAGAGTTGAGTTTCAGACATTCCTTGACGGCTTGTGCAGTATCTACCGGCTGGACAAAAACCGCCGCCCCACGCTGCTGCTGGGCAACGTCCGTTTTCAGCGCCGCGTTGTCGGCGCAAAACGCCATTGGACGGCTGAACAAGCCGGGCACAATATCGAGATGGTGATACGTCTGCCGCGTGCGGATTTTATCACCGGGGGCGCATTTGTCGTTATCGGCGGCAAGCAGTACGTTGTCACACAGGTGCAGATCATCCCCGACACCCTGCCGCAATGCACCGACCTGACGCTGGAACAGCCCGAATTGCTGCTTGATTTCAAAGAAAGCGAGGTGGGAGCCGGTGGGCGTTATTGAAGGCGTTGCGCAATTCGACGTTGCCAAACAGCTGAACAACATCATAAAGTCCTACAACTGGGATGCACGCGAAAAAATCAAAGAAGCGGGCAAAACCTGCGCCAAGGAAATGGCGAAAGAACTGCGCACCAGCGCAAACCTTGTTGGCGGCTTTACCAAACACAGCGGCAAATATAACCGCGGTTGGTCGAGCAAGCCGCAAGAGGGTCACAGCGGTGGGCGGTATTTTTATTCCTATGTTGTCTACAACAAAGACCAGTATCGCCTTACGCACCTGCTGGAAAAGGGGCATAATGCGCCGAACAATAAGCGCGGCAGGCAACGCGCCGCAGCCTATCCCCACATTGCCCCGGAGGAAGAACGCTGGAACAACGAATTTGTGAAGCGCTGTGAGGAGGCGGTGCAGGAATGAAAGCCACCGATGTGCTGGAAATCCTCGACGGCATCGGCATCCCCCGCGAGGAGGATTTTATAACCCCGGCGGGCGGCGCGCAAATCCCGCTGCCCTACATGGTCGCCCGGAAAGATGAAACGACCCGCGCCGCCGACAACAGGCGCGTGGGTATCGTTTCGGTTTCGTGGACGGTTGCGCTTTTTACAGCAGACAGGGATTTTGCACTTGAACGCAAAATCCTTGCTGCGCTGCATAGCGTCGCCGACATTGAAACCGAGCATTTCCCGGACGGCTCGCCGTATCAAACAAATTTTTATTTTAACACGAAAGAGAGGTTCTAACCCATGAGTGAAACCAGAGCTGCAAGCACCAACGCCGCAGAGATCGACAACAGTGAAAATATTATTCTGGGCAGCGGTGACCTGTTCATCGTCGAGTATTCGGGCACTATCCCGGAGGACGCGACCATCGAAGTCGACGACAACCGCGCGGGCAATATCAAGGGCGGCGCGACGCTGGAATATTCCACCGACAGCAAGACCGTGGAGGACGACAAGGGGCGTGTCAAGAAAACCGTGCTGACGTCCGAAAAAGTCACCATGAAAACCGGGCTGATCACGTGGGCAAAAACGTGGATTCGGGCGCTTGTGCAGACCGCCCGCATTGATGAAACCACCAAAGCGGGGCATCGCATTTTCAAGATCGGCGGTCTGTCGAACAACCAGAAGAAAAAATACTTGTACCGCTTTGTCCACACCCGCGACGATGGGCGCAAGCTGCGTGTGACCGTCACCGGCAAGAACACCGGCACGCTGTCGCTGGCGTTCGACCCGGACAAAGAAACCACCGTGGACGGCGAGATTACGGCGGACACCCTCGACAAAGAGGGCACGCTGGTCATCGTGGACGACGAACTTGTGACCGAATAAGGGGGCTTTACCGTATGTTTTCCGTTGCGAACGTAAAACCGCGCTATTTTGAGTTCCAGCAGCCCGGCGGCGACAATGTGCTGAAGATTGAGCCGCCGAAGCTGAAAACCTTGCGTGAACTGGAAGAAGTCGGCAACGACGGCGGCAAGATGGTGGCTGTCGTTGCGAAAATCATTTCTAAGAACACGGCAGGCTACCGGGTCACACCCGAAATGGTGGAAAACTGGCTGGACGTTGACCAGCTGGCAGAATTTATCGCCGCTTTTACCGATTGGCTGGTGGCGGAAAGGAAAGCTGACCCAAACTAAACACCCCCTATTACCCTGAAAAGGGTACGGAGGGGGTGTACTTCGACATTTCCACCGTGCGCGAACACGCAGTAGCGGAATATGCGGGAATATCCCTTTTTCAAGTCCAGAATCTCATGATTCTGGACTTTTGGGCATTATTACACGACGCTATTGTTTATAACCGCGCACAGACGCCGGACGGCCGCAAGTGGCTGAAAAATGCCTGGCGTCTTACGCAGACCGAGCCGGAAACGGCGAAACTGCACAAAAAATACGGTTGAAGGGAGGAATAAAACATGGCATCAAAGGGCATCAAGGGCATTACCGTCAAATTTAACGGCGAAACCCAAGGGCTTGACAAAGCGCTGCAGTCCGTCAACGCCGAGGCAAAGAAATTCAACTCCACGTTGAAAGATGTGAACAAGGCGCTGAAACTCGACCCCACAAACACCGATCTGCTGAAAGAAAAGCAGACGGCGCTGGGCAATTCTGTCGAGAATACGCGGGATAAGTTGATGCGTCTGGAATCTATGCAAGACCAGATTGCACAGCAGTATGCGGCTGGCAAAATCGACCAAGGCGCATATATGCAGTTTCAGCTTGAACTCGAAAACACCCGCGAAAAGCTGAAAAGCCTTGAAGAAGAACAGCAGCAATTCGGCGGCGTTGTTCAGCAGGTCGTGCTTCACGCTGGCGAACAAATGCAGGAGTTCGGCAAAAAAGTCGAAACTGCGGGCGAGTCCATCAAGGACGTGGGCGGAAAAATTGAGGGCGTGGGCAAATCCCTGACCCCTGTTTCTGCTGCCGCCACCGCTGCCGGAACTGCAAGCGCGAAAATGGCGGTCGATTTTGAAACCAGCTTTGCAAAGCTGACGACAATCGCCGACACTAACCAAGTATCCGCCGACGAACTGAAAAAGCAAATCATGGACGTGTCGAACCAGTACGGCGTCAGCGCAACGGACATTGCGGAAGCAACCTACAGCGCTATTTCTGCCGGGCAGGATACCGGCGACGCTGTTGCGTTCGTGGGCGATTCACTAAAGCTGGCAAAGGCGGGTTTTACCGATTCAGCAACCGCAATCGACACGCTGACCACCATCATGAACGCATACGGCGGCACGGCTGGGTCGGCGGACGATATTTCCAACCGCCTGATTACCACCCAGAATTTAGGCAAAACCACCGTTGCCGAGCTGGGCAGTAGCATGGGCAAGGTTATCCCAACGGCGGCAATGTACGGCGTAAATCTGAACAACCTTGCAAGCGCCTATGTGACTACCACAAAAAACGGCATTGCCACGGCTGAATCCACGACATACATCAACAGTATGCTGAACGAGTTGGGCAAGAGTGGCAGCACCGCAAGCGACACCCTGAAAAAGAAAACCGGGCAGAGCTTTAAGGAATTGATGGACTCAGGAATGAGCCTGACCGACGTTCTGGGCATCTTGCAGGAATCCGCCGACGCTTCCGGCAAGTCTATGGCGGATATGTTCAGCTCGCAGGAAGCGGGCAAAGCTGCCGCAACTCTTGTGCAGCACGCAACAGATTTTAACGGCGCAATGGATCAGATGCAGCAGAGCGCCGGAACGACCGCGACGGCTTTCGAGACGGTCGAAAACACGACCGCCACGGCAGCGGAAAAAATGAAAACCTCACTGCAAAATGTTGGCATTTCGCTGGGCGACATTATGCTGCCCACCATCAACGACATAATTGCAAAGGTTCAGGAGGCCATTACATGGCTGGGCAGCCTCGACGATGGACAGAAAAAGACCATCGTGCAGGTTGGGCTTGTGGTAGCAGCTGCCGCGCCCGCACTAATTACAGCGGGCAAGGTCGTGACCGGCATCGGCTCGATAGTGACAGCGGGCGGCAAATTTATCGGCTTTCTGGGTAAAGTTCCCGGCGCTGTGACGACGATCATCGGTGTAGCAAGCAAGGCGGGCAGTCTGATTTCTACCATCGGCGGCGTGGCAATGCCTGCACTGTCGGCGGCAATCGGCTTTTTGACCTCGCCGATCGGCATTGCTGTCGCTGCCATTGTGGGCGCTATCGCGGTTTTTACGCTGCTATATAGCAAGTGCGAGGGTTTCCGCAACGTCGTGAACACGGTCGGTTCGGCAATTCAATCGGGTTGGTCGTCGGCAATGACGGCGGTCGGCAGCCTCGCAAGCAAAGGCATGGAAGCCGCCCGCGCGACGGTATACGAAAAGCTGACGAACATCCAAAATGCCTACACCCAGAACGGCGGCGGCATCAAGGGAACAGTGGCGGCGACATTTGAGACGATTAAGAGCTTGCACACAGCGGGCTTTACATTCATCGACAATCTGACGGGCGGAAAGCTGTCCGCAATCGTGGCGAAGTTCAACTTGCTGGACGCAGCCAAGACCACCGTGTCGAACGTCATGGAGAGCGTGCGCGGGTTCTTTTCGTCGAAAATCGAAGCCGCCCGCGCTGCGGTGGCGCAGGGCGTCCAGAACATCAACAGCCAGTTTCCCGGCTTGTCCGGCGCGGCCTCGACAGTATCGAACATTATGGACGGTGTGCGCAGTGCGTTCGCGTCCAAAATCGAAGCCGCCCGCAGCGCTGTGTCACAGGGCATAGCCAACATCAAAAACTTGTTCAATTTTTCGTGGAGCCTGCCGCCGATTAAACTGCCGCACTTTTCCGTGTCTGGTAGCTTTTCTCTTAACCCGCCCAGTGTGCCGAAAATCGGCGTCAGCTGGTACAAGCAGGGCGGCATCCTAAACGGTGCGCAGATTTTTGGCAGTATGGGCGACACCCTGCTGGGCGGCGGCGAGGCTGGCGCGGAAGCAGTTCTGCCCCTGTCGAGCTTTTACAGCGAGCTGGCAGAAATCCTTGACGAACGGCTGGCGGCGTTGCAGCACACCGGCCCGCTGATTGAGCAGCATAACGAATACCACAGCCCGAAAGCACTAAGCCCGGCGGAAGCCGCCCGCGAGACCCGCGAAGCGACCCGGCAGGCAGTGCGCGCAATCCGAAAGTGAGGTGGTGCAGCCTTGAAAGTTGTTTGCAGAAACAGCGCCACCGGGCGCGCTATTACGTTTGACTATGGCGACGTTGTTTTTTTACAGGACGTCGAGGACATCGGCGCAGCCGACTACACAAACGAAACCAGTAAAAACACCGGCGTCAATGGCGTAACGGTCGAGGGCGAAAGTCAAGACGAACGCCACCCCATAATCCGGGCGGTCGTTATGTCAAACTATGACGTCATACGCGACCAGCTGGACGCTGTTTTTCAAAAGGGCGTTGACGGTACGCTTGTGGTGTACCGAGACGACGGCAGCTGCCGCGTGGCAACCTACCGCCCGGAGGGGTGGGAGCTGCCGCCGACCGGCATCGTGCGCGACCTGACCGTAAAACTGTTGTGCGCGGATCCGCTGTTCTACGACCCGGAAGAAGAGTTCACGACGATGGCGGCGTGGCGCAGCCTGTTCAAATTCCCGCTGACGTTCCACAGCCCGTTCAAAATTTCCGAACACGTTGCAAATTTGCTTGCGACCATCGTCAACCCCAGCAGCGCCGCGCAAGCGCTGCGGATTGTGTTCACGGCGACCGGCGAGGTCGAAAACCCCTACTTGACCGACGTCAAGCGGCAGAAAACGCTTAAAATCGGCACGGACGGCAAGCCGTTTGATATGCACAACGGCGACAAAATTGTCGTGACAACCAGCCGGAACAATATGCACATTATGTTGACGCGCGGCGGCGTCGAGACCGAGATCACCAACCGGGCGGCATGGCCCGTCCGCTGGTTACAGCTGCAACCGGGAGAAAACCTGTACCGATACGGTGCAACGACCGGCGAACAGTCCCTGCAGGTGCAAATCTGGCACCGGCAGAGTTATGGGGGTGCATGATGGCGGAAAATCCTATTTTGTCGTTTTTTGCCCCTGACCTGACACTGGTTTTCGATTTGGGCAAATACACAAGCCTACGCTGGCGGGCAAAATATTTCGAGCCGGGCGAGTTTGAGCTGCACACCAGCCCCGATTATTTCGGGCTGGTGAAATATGGGCAGATCGTTTTGCGCGACGACCGAAAGGACGGCGCGGTGGTCGAGGGTATCCAAGTACAGACCGGTGACCTTGTTATTACAGGGCGCTTTCTGGCGGCAAAGCTCGCGGACGCGGGCGTCCGTGACGTCTACAACATCAACGGCACTATTGAGGCAGCAATGCGCAAGATGGTGGCGGAACAGTACGGACGGACACAGCGCACGTTGTCCATCAAGCTGCCGACAGCGGGCGGATACACCCCCACGATACAGGCACAAATCAGCCGGAAAAACCTGCTGACCGTAACCGAGGCGCTGGCACGCGCGGGCGGTCTGGGCTACCGGGTGTTCGCCGACGTGGACGCCCACTGTCTATATTTCGAGGTTTACAGCGGCGTTGACCGTACCGTCCGGCAGGAAGATAACAACCGCGTTGTTTTTTCTGACGGCGTGGATGATGATGGCTACAACAACGTAGACGACCCGAAATATACCGAAAATTACACCAACGCGAAAAACTATGCCCTTGTTTACGGCGAGGGCGAGGGCGACGCCCGCATTTGCGTGGAGGTGGACGAAACCAACGGCGCAGACCGGCGCGAACTGCTGGTAGACGCCCGCGACCTGCAACAGGGCGACCAGAGCGCGGCGGAATACCGCGCGGCGCTCGCCCAGCGGGGGCGGGATAAGCTGAAAGAGAACCAGCCCACCGCCGCCCTTGAAACCGGCATAAAATCAACCTCACAGTTTGCCTATATGGTAGATTGGCAGCTGGGCGACATTGTGACCGGTCAAATTACCGCGTGGGGCATGGAGACTGATCAGCGTATCACGGAGGTGGAGGAGGTCTACGAAAGCAACGCCTTGACCGTAACGCCTACGCTGGGAACACCCGCCCCAGAGGCCTACAATTTGGAGGATACAATAGCATGAGCGATACAGCAGAACAGGCTATGCCCACAAAGAGCAACGCAGCGGAAAGCAGCGGCTTCCTTGATGGGCAGGAATACACAGCCGCTTTTTTGTATGAGTTCGTCGCCCTGCTGGTCGGCAACGGCGTCTATAACGGCGAGCTGGCGACAACCGCCACAAGCGGCGATATGAGCGTCACGCACGGCGCGGGTCATGCGTGGATTAACGGCGTACTGTATAAAAACAGCACGCCGTTTTCGCTGCCCATCAACACCGCAGACGGCAGCCTGAACCGATACGACAGCCTTATGGTGCGGCTTGATTTGTCGAGTAATGAGGCTTACGCCGTCGTTGTACAGGGCGAATATGCCGCAACCCCGACCGCCCCGGCGGTCACGCGCAACGCAGAAACCTACGATCTGAAAATCTGCGATATTTACGTCCCGGCGGGCTGCACCGAGATCACGCAAGCACAAATTACCGACACCCGGCTGGATCCTGACGTCTGCGGCGTGCCGGTGTTCCCGGTCGAACACCTTGACACGGAAGCATTTTATAAACAGGTGCTTGCCGATCTCGCAGAGTTTAAGGCGGGCAGCGAAGCAGATTTCACGGAGTGGGTCAAGCTGACGAAACAGCAGATTAACGCCACTCTGAAAAATCTGGTCGATACCGTTAAATCCGACGCCGACACCGCCGACAAAACGGTCAAGGACGCCGCGACCGACGCGACGGACAAAATCAGGGATTATCTTGCAGAGCTGCGCACCATCATCGACGGCGACACCGTGGGGCTGCTGACCGACAAAATCGACACCGCGCGCGGGCTTATCGACAAGCTGACCGCAGCGGTCGAGGCTGGCGAAATCCACGCCAACACCGCAGGCACAGCCGATTTCGCACTTAGTGCAAAATCCGGGAATGTGGGCACGCTGTTGGGCGCTGCCGATGGGCAAGACCTGCAAGCGGTGCTTGCTGATTTCGTCCGTAACATTGAGGCAGGCAAGGTCGTCACAGCGGTAATGACGCCGGGCGGCGAAGCCTACACCGCAGCAGACGGCACAGCCTACACAGCGACCCAGAAAATCAATTTTTTATAACGGAGGTTTGAAAAATGCTTTTGAACAACTTACCCGGCGCGGCTGCGGTGGCATCTGCGCATAAAATCGTTGTTACGACCGACGACGGCGACAAGACCATCACCGCCGAACAGCTGCGGGCGTGGGCAGAAAACGAAGCCGCCCACCCCTACAACTACGGCAAGGAAATCGCCCTGGCATGGGATGAAATCAGCACCAAGACGAAAAAGGGCGACTTTACCGGGCTGCGTATCGGCGATTACAAAACCGTGACACTGACGACCGGCGAAATCGTCATCATGGAGATTGCAGGCATTGACCCGTATTTCGGCAGCGGCGATCAGAAAGCCGGGCATCACATTTTGTGGGTGTCTCGCGACTGCCTTGCCACTACATACCAGATGCGCAGCAGCAACACCAACAACGGCACGAGCGCAGAACCTAACCCCTACCGCGCGTCCGCGCTGTTCAGCACCCTGCAAAACACAATTTTCCCCACCGTTCCGGCAGAAATCCGTGCCCACGTCATCGAAATGCGCGGCTTGCTGGAAAAGCGGTACAGCGGCAGCGGAACATTGAACAATAGCAACGACTGGTCGTGGTACAGCCGCGGAAAAGCCATTTTGCTGACGCCGATCGAGGTTTTCGGCACGGCGGGCTGGGGTGAAAGCGGATGGAGCAACGGCGGCGGCGTCAACGTACATCTGCCGCTGTTTGCTGGTTCGTCGAAGCACTTCATTAAGCGAAAGGGCAACGGCGGAGAGCGCGTCTACTGGTGGCTTGCTGCGGCTTCTGCCGGAGACAGCACTTACTTCTGTATTGTCAGCGACAACGGCAACAGCAACAGTAGCAGTGCGAGCAGTTCGTTCGGCGTGCCCCTGAGCTTTTTCACATCTTGAATCTGCGCCGCCCATCTCGCCGCTTCATGCGGCGGAATGAGGGCGGCGAAAGGAAGTTAAAAAATGAGCGTACCAAAACGCAACCGCAAGCCCAGCCGCATGGAATTTCTGGTTTTATGCGACGAAATCCGCGCGGATACCACCCGCGTGTTGATGAATCGCAGACTTGTGGAGCCGAAATGGAAATATACCGTTGCGGTTCCGGGCATTCAGATGGCGCAGCAAATTTGCTGGTACATCAAGGCAGCAAACTACATTTTCCCCAAAGATGAAACAGCCCTCGCCACCCGCCGAGAACTGCAATATAAAGCGCTGGGCGCTTGCGCGGGGCTTGCCGACCATTTCCGCTATTGCCTCGAAACCCTGTGCGAAACCGACCTGAACGGCAGCCCGAAAAATCTTGTTGAAAGGTTCGGAAAAATCTGCGAGAAAATAAACAAGTTGGTGGACGTCCTGAAGGGTTGGCAGGCAAGCGACACGGTGCGCACGCCGAAAGAATGATCCTACGGGTTTTCCGCTGTTTCGCGCGTCAACTGGTGGCTTGCTGCGGCTTCTGCCGGAAACAGCACTAACTTCTGTAATGTCAACAACAACGGCAACAGCAACAATAACAATGCGAGCAATTCGTTCGGCGTGCCCCTGAGATTTGCGGTTCAGCCAGTATTACGAGTAGGGCGGAAACCGCCTAAAAGACAGAGCATACCGCAAAGGAGTGGGAGACCCTGCCGGAAACGGCTAAATAAGGCGCAGTCTGCTGAAAGGCTGCAAGTCCGATGCGGCAGGTCGGACGCTTCTTGCATGACTGGCGGCGCGGCAACCGCCAGTTGCATGGCCTGCCGCCCAGTGGTCCAGATACCGCACCATATAAGACTATACGGAGCCACCAAAATGACAAGCAAGGAAAGACACGACAGACGATACGAACGGAGGCAACAACATCGAAAACAAAAGCAGACCGCCGCCCTTATAGCGGCAAACGATTTTGACCGGGTTATCAGCTATAAAAGCCTATACGCAGCCGCCCGGAAATGCCGGAAAGGCGTCTATTGGAAAGACAGCGTGCGCAGATTTTATGCGAACTTGCTGCTGAATCTGGCAGAAATTCACACAAGGCTTGAAAAGGGGCAGAGCTGCCACCAAAAGACCAACCATTTTGTGATATGCGAACGCGGGCATATGCGGGCTATCACAAGTCATAGATTCGGCGAGCGCGTAGTGCAGACGGCGATCAACAGCGAAATGTTGGTGCCGATGCTTACGCGCTCGCTGATTTATGACAACGGCGCAAGCCAAGCCGGGAAGGGTACGGACTTTGCAGCCGACCGCCTCGAAACTGCCCTGCACAGGTATTTCGACCACCACGGCAACAACCGGGGCGCAATCGCGCTGCTGGATTTCCACGACTTTTTCGGTAGTATCGTCAAGGCGGAAGCGCTGGGCGACGTCGCCGAGAAATGCACAGACGCCCGCCTTATGCGTCTGCTATGCCAAGAGGTCAAGCCGGGCGGCGACGTGGGCATAGGGCTGGGCAGCCCGCTGAATCAAACGCTTGCGGTCAACTACGTCAACCGCTGCGACCATCGGCTTGAAAACACGCCGGGGGTTGAGGCAGTGGGCGTCTACATGGACGACAGGTGGACACTGGCGGAAAGCCGGGAAGCTCTGCGGGCGGCACTGGCGGCGATAACGCCGGAACTGAAAGCCAAGGGTTTGCAACTCAACACCGCGAAAACCAAAATCGTGCCCATCAATAAGCCGTTTCGGTATTGCCAAACGCGCTATTTTCTGTCCGACAGCGGTGCAGTTGTGCGCCTGCCGATGGGCAGAAAAACGACCCGCTGGCGGCAGAAGATTAAAGCCATGCGGCGTCTGTACGACGCCGGGAAGATACCGACCGGCGAAGATATTCGCGGCTCATACGTGAGCACGCGAGCAACCTATACACGGCGTAACGCGCGGCGGGTACTGCTGCACATGGACGGGCTGTTCACGCAGCTTTTTGTACTGCCGGGCATCGCGCGACCATTGGAGGGAAGCCAAAATGGAAAATGCAAAAAATACCACCGCTGAAATGACGACGGAAACCCCGCGCCAGAAATACGAAAAGCTGGTGCCTATGCTGATTGAGGGCGCGGGTTACAGCAAAAACGAAGAAAACAAGATCCAGCGCGAAGCCTTTGCCGACTTTCTGGCAGGCAAGACCGACAGCGCGGCAATTACTGCGTTCAAAACCTACACGGCAGAGGTGGACAGGCTGAAAGCTGCTGCCGCGAAAGAATGCGGCTACACCCCGGCAGACGTGGAGACCGTCGCCGAAACCGATGCAGCGCAGTCCTGAGTTGCGGCGCGCCGCCGATCTGCTGCAAGATGCGGCGGCGCTGACTAACGCGCAGCATGAAGCCCTTGCGGAAGCGGGGATGGCTGGCGGCACGGAAGCAGCTTATAAAGAGTTTACGGCAAAATATGCGGCACTGGTGGCAGACACGGACGAAAGCCAACCGCCAGAAATGTGCCGCGAATAACAACACACGAGGTAAAAAACTATGTCTAAAATTTATGGCGCAGATTTTTCCCACCATCAGGGTACTGTTGATTGGGCGACCGTGGCGACGGAGCTGCGGCGCGTCAACGGCGGCACGTCGCCCGGCTTTGCCATTTTACGCGCGGGCTATTCTGCCCGCCACGGCAAGGGCGGTTTGTGGACGGACGGGCAGTTCCTGCGGAATATCCGCGAGTGTGAGAAGTACGGCATCCCCATGGGCGTATATTTCTACTGTTACGACGAAAGCGCGGCAGCGGCAGAGATCACCGCCGAACAGGTTGCCGCCCTGCTGAAAGGTCACAAGTTCGCATACCCCATTTATTACGATGTGGAATACGAGCCGTTTAACACTGGAAAGGACGGCAGCGGGCGCACCCGCGCACAGGTCAAGGCAACCAACACCGCCATGATTTCGGCAGCGTTGTCGAAGCTGGAAAAGCTGGGCTACTACGCCGCCGTTTACTGTTCGCGCGACTTCTTCCTGAATTACACAAACCTGTCCGCGCTGTCGAGCTTCGACAAGTGGGAAGCTGCCTACACCGCCACCGACACCAACGCCGTGCAGAACGGTTTGTGGCAGTATTCCAGCACGAACGCGCTGGGCATCAAGGGCTTTGGAAACAAGCTGGACTGCGACGTTTGCTACCGCGACTACCCCAGCATTATGCAGGCGGCTGGGCTGAACGGCTACACGAAAACCAGCGGCAGCAACGCCGACAACGCGAACGATACCGCCGACGATAGCACGACGCTGACCCAGCAGATCATCACGGTCGGCCCGGTAAGCAATGGCGACGCTATACAGTTCTTGCAGCTCGCGGAAAAGCTCAAACTGACCGAGCGCAAGCTGTACGTTTCTAAGTGGGTATAACGGAGGATAAAAAATGAACTTCAACGCTTTTCTTGCGGACTATATCGCAACCGCAAACAACCTGTTCGTCAAGCTGGCGGCGATCGCTGTCGTCATGGATACCGCGCTGGGCGCGTTGCGCGCGGCCAAATACCGCCGTTGGAACAGTTCGGTAGGCATTGACGGCGGTATTCGTAAGGTTGCCATGGTGCTGTCTATTCTGTTTTTGGTGGCAGTCGATATGCTGCTGCGCGTCGATGTGCTGTCGCTGGGCTTTGTCAGCGAAGAGGTGCGCCAGACACTTGCCGCTGCAAACGTCACAAATCTGGGCATTGCGGAATTTTTCTGCCTTATGTATATTTTATATGAATGTACCAGCATTTTGAAAAACGCTTTGCTGTGCGGCGTACCCTGTCCGAAAGGACTGCAGAAGAAACTCGCCGAATGGCTGGCGCAGTTCACCGATGAAACGAAAGAGGACGTCGTGGCAGCGGTCGGCGGGAAAGTCAAAACCCACCTTGCCACCTCAATGCTGGAAGAAATGGAAACCGACGAACTGGAAAGCCTCGCCCTTGAAATGGGGCTGACCGTCAAAGGCGGAATGAACCGCACTGACCTTATCAAGGCGATTGCCGCGACGGAGGTATACGTTGACCCCAAGAGCTGCACCAGCGTCGCCCCGGCATAACAAATAAAAGCCCCCACCGGGCAAACCGGTGGGGGCTTTCTGTTTTACCGAGAAAAAATGAAGTCTGCAACTATCAAGCCGATAGGCAACACAATGATTTTTTTTCGGATATGGATGGCAGGGGTAGAAGGATTCGAACCCTCGGCAC